TCTTCATCTTCAATGGTAAACTCATTTGTTGGTAAATCGTCAGCATTAATAGTGTCAATTAAATCAATTAAATTTGTTGCCATATTTTTCCTCCTAAAAAATTTGCATAAATAAATTATCAAAGGAATTATAAAATTCCGTTTGTATGTCTTTTAGTTTGTCGTGGTATTGCTCAAGCATTTCAATTTCTGTAAGTCCAGCATAGCCACTTGTATCTTGCTCATTATGAGAGATATTTGTTGCGTGATTTGTTTCAGTTCCAAAGTCGAGGGCATTCTTTGGTGTATCATTAAAGACATTAGTGTTATTTGAACTTGAGCCTAAATTACTTTTTATATTTACATTTTCATTATATGCTATTAATAATTTATCAAAGTTCTCAATACTTTCAAGCCATTGAGTTTTTAGTTTGAACTTAAAACGCTCAAGTGTTTCAAAGGCAACCTCTCTAAAATAATAATGATTGATAAAGCCTTGCTGTAAATCATCATTTGACATAATGGCTATACTTTCAGTCTTTCTAGTATATTCAAAGTCAAAAATATCAAAACTATTGTCAATTATTGTTCTTAATTCACAGGTGTAATTACTCATTATCTATTACCTCCTCGTCTTCATTTGTTCCACGTGGAACATTTTCGTCAGTTTCTATTTGTTCTGCTTTAACATAATCAACGCTTAAGTGTGTACCGAACATTTTATTTATTTGCTCACACGCTTTTTTTCTACTTTCTAGGCTTGCTCTAAAACTTGAAATAATATATTCTTGTTGACTTTCTACCTCTGCAGATTGTACACGTTCTTTTTTATCTTCTACATAGTTGTCTAGTCCTAGAGCTGTAAGTATTCTAGCCTCATAGTTGTGGTAGTCGTCCTCTAGTTTGTCATTTATATAAGGCACGTTAGCATTAAGTACGTTTACGCTTACGTCCTCCCCTCTTGTTTTATTCTTAAAAATAACTGGCTCATTAGCTCTAACTTTCTTAAAAGTATTTTTTGCTGATAGCAGTGTGTCCTCTGTACACTCAAAAACTAAAGGCGTTTTGTGTGCGTTTCTATGCAAGTCTTTTGTAAGTTCAATATCAGCTAGTTTAGACGTATAATAGTCTACTATATCAAAAGTAGCTTTTTTAAGTGCATTATTTTTAATAAGTACGCTATTATCTACGTCATACTCTTTAGTATAGTTATTACCTATAGCTCTAAAGTTTGTAGGCTTTCTATACACGTTAAGCTGGTTGACTGGTGCTACTGGTAAAGCCATATAGCCTAAGTTGCTATCTTTAAAAAATAGACAGCTACCTTTATCAAAGAGGGTTTCCTCTATAATTTCACTTGTTAAGCTTGGGCTTATTTTCTCTAAGCCTTTCCACTCAAAAATGGTAATAGCTATATTTTTCCAGTAGTCATTAAGTAAGTCGTGTACAAAGTCAAAATCTCTTTCAGCTCCCGTTTTCTTATATTCAACTGCCATAAATTATTCCTCCATTAAATTAGTTTCTACATTTTCATAAGCATAATTATTTACGCCTCTAAATGTTTCAGCATCTCTATAATGCCATATTGTTATACCATTATTGAAAATATTTGTCAATTCTTGTCGGTACTCACTATCAATATTAGTAATTATATTTGCGCCTATTGTTTTTATGTAATTAAAATAATATCTGCTTTTCGTATTTGGAATAATAAAGTTATTACACTTATAGCCAAAATGATAAAAGTAATTAAATATTTTATTAAAGTAATTTGTTTTAATCTTAAACTCAGTTAAGATTAAATTAAAATTATTATCAATTATATCAAATTCAGCATTGTTTCCTGCCTGACGAATACTATCAGGGGCATCTTTAAGGTCTTGCATTTTTAACAAATTATTTGCAATTTGGGTAAATGAATTAATAGCCATTCCAGCACCTGCTATTAAGCCTATACCACCTGTGGCAATACCTAAGCCTAACGTTGCAACACCAGTTCCAATATTGACAGCAACGCCTGTAGTAGCACTTGCTTTATTTTGTGCCATAAAAGCAATATATGCGTCATTAGTTAAAGGTAATTCGCTTATAGTTGAATTAATTGTATTGTATTCTTTTCCATTATCATTGTTATAGTTTTCAACATAAAATTTAAGTTTTGATTGAATACCATAACTTTGAATAAATTTTATTGCTTTTGTTTCATCTATATACTCGTTTTTTATCTTAAAAGGGTTGCCCTGATAATCGCATATCTGCTTATAACCATATGGGAATACTTGTAATTTTGGCTCATATGTGCTACTTTTTAGATTATTTATTGATATATCATTATCTAACTCAAATCTTGTTAAACTTGTTGATACCTGATTATTTTGATTTTCTGCATCTATTCTACTTATATTCAAAAAATAACCTCCATAACCTGACAAGTCTACACCACCAAAGTTTGAGACGTTAGCCGTTATTACTCTCATATCGGTTATATCATGGGTGGTAGGTGTGCTTGTATTCCCTCCTGTAAACGTTAATAAATAACCAGTCAAGGCTCCGCTCGTATGAGGTGCTATAGTATATTTTAATGGACAATAATGTAAAACTCGTTTTGAGAGTACCGCCGTGCTTTGTGTAAAAAATGAGGGGTCAGACAATATTTGAAGATTTCCCTCTCCGTCATATGTCCAAAAATTCTTTGAGGTATTTCCTATTAAAACAGGTATCAAATAAGTGAAAAAGTTTGTACTAACACCTAATTGTTTCATAGTCATACATAAATATTTCCACGTGCTAGGGGTTGAATTATTATAGGTACCTGTTGCTATTGCTTGCGTTGCTATTACCTCTAGCCAAATCAAGCCGTCAGGTGCATCAGCGTTATCTTTTAATTTTTGACTACTTATTATGTCATAGTCAGTACCTGCGTCCAAATTTTCCAATTCCGTATTATATACAGAAATAAGTTTATTATCACTAATAATAAAGCGGTCTTGGTGCTCTCTTTCGACAAAACATTCATCTAAATAATAGTCAAACATAAATGTTTGCAATATATCAATCTTAAAGGTTATTGCTGTACAAGTTAAACTAACATACTCTTTTTTGATAATAAAGCCATAATAAACTTTGTTTGTGTCTTCATTTTCATAGAAAAGATAATTAATTCCAAATAAATCATCAACGTTAGCCTGAACGTTTATTTGCTGTGTACTCCTTACATAACTATAACCAGTATTGATTGAAAATTCGTTTGCAACCTTTGTAAAAAAATAACTAGATTGAGAAGATAAATCATTAAAGTCTAGTGTATAATTATATTCAGGGTCTAAGGGAATATTTTTACATAAATAAAGTTTACTATTTGGTATTACCATATTTTCCTCCTAAATTAAAATAAGGACTAATCTAAGTTAGCCCTAATTTTTAATCAATTAATACAATAGCATTTTTTAAGGTTGAATAACTTAGTAAATCGGTAGCGTGTAAATAGTAATTTGTAAATCTACCTGCTCCGTTGTGCTGTTCGTCAATCTCTCTCTCAACAGGGTCTCTCTTTATTGCTTTTTTGTTTAACAATAGGCAAATTGCACTACCTGTAATAGTTGTTTCAGCAGTATCATCAGGTTTATATACCTTTATACTATTTGTCTCGCCAATAGCAATTTCAACTTGCTCAGTTGCTTTTTCAGCAGTGTATGAGATTGAGGGTAAATTATCAACTACAATAATATTTCCAACTAATTCCTTTTTGTCCATATTAAATGCTGATGATAAACTATCAACATTAAGACGGGCTTTTGTAGCACTATCAATAACAAGTACCAAATCTTCTTTTTTGTTAAATTCTTTTTTATAACCGCTAAAGTTATATTTAGTGCTTGGCAGTGTCATATTAGTTGCTAGAGTTTGAATAGACTTTGTTAAGGCGTCCATATCTCCTCCATTTCCATTCAAATCACAAATAACCATTTTCTTTTGTTCTCCACAAATATCTTTGAATAATTGCTTAATTGCCTCAAAGTCCTCTATTGAACTTGAGTTCCATAACTCACTTGTAATAGCATTTGCAACGTCAGCCATATTTTGTTCGCTAAGCATAGCCATTTTAATTTGAGCATTTGATATTGTAGCCTTAAAAGTTTTACGTCTATTGATTTTATGATATAACACCTTAAAGTCCATATTTGCTTTTGTTAAAGCATTTGCACCTGTTGCGTCAAAGTCAGTAGATGTCAAATTTGCAGTCTCAAATTCTTCAAGTTGCATTCCTGTATTAAGTTGTTTTGATGTAAATATTCCAAATATATCATCAAATATTTTAGCCTCAATTTCTTGTTTTACAATTTTATTAAGTATATCTCCGCTTAATAAATCTGCTGTTAACGTGTCAACGTCATTGTTTGTGTAATATGTGCTTGCCATAATTAATTCCTCCTATCTTTCATTAAATTATGTAATCTTTCTAATTGCTGAGTTTCTTTTTCCTCAGCCGACAATTCTTTTGTTTTTTGCTCTATTGGCTCACTTACACGCATAAATAACTTATTATTATAATCAATTAGTTGTTTATTATCATTTCCTAATTTTTCAGTATCAAGTTTTAATGCGTCATAACTAGCCTGCAAAGCCTTTGTTCTTTCTTGCTCTTGCACGAGCATTTCTTGTAATTCTTCTTTCTCCATTATTTACCTCCACTAAATATTGATAGTATCTTGAGTAATATCTGGGCTATTCTCAGCGTCTGCTCTGCTCTCAGTTGACGTTTCAGTTGGCCTGGGCGTTTCGGTCTTACCTACGTTTACATTATTAGTAGCGTCTACAACACTATTAATTTGAGCTGTTAAGTCCTCTACGGCTACTTTAACGTTTTGCTGTAGAGCATATAGTCTAAGTTGCGTAAGTACATAGTCTAACTTAGCAGAGCCTTTGCCACTACCAAATAAGCTTTCAGCTGTAGTGACTAGGCTAGGTATTCGCTCCACTATTGCAAGTAAGCCTTTTGTGTTGCCAGTACGTTTAGCCTTTACACAAGCTATAATTAGTGAGGCTATGGTAGCAATTATAGACAATATCATTACGCCATACTTTACAATAAAATCTACAAAACTCATAGAATAAACCTCCTTTGTATTATTATACAATAATAATTATAAATATACAAGCGTTTTATGTATAAATATTAAAAAAAAGAGCTAAAAATTAGCTCTTTATCGTAAAATCAGTTTTACAAAGTACTACTCCACCTTTAACTCGTTTAGGTACTAGCTTACCACTAAATCTAGCTCCATACGTAAAGCTCTTAAAAGCTTGCTCCTCCCCAGTGGCTAGTATATCTGCCTTTATATTATCAGGCATACCAGCACAAGCTATACTTAAGTCGTCCTCTACACTTTTTAGTATATATGTTTTAGGTCTAAGCCATTTGCCTCTTATAAAATGGTGCTCTAGTTTCCAAGCTCCTAGCTTTGTTGGGTGTATATCTATATACTTGCTAGCCTCCACCTCAGTTATTCCAGTTAAGTACATACTATCAGTATCACTATATACCCAGTGCTCATATAGTGCTTGGCTATTAGTTATAGTGTAAGCTCTAGATCTAGCTGTAATAAAAGCTCCTAGAGCTGTATATACTGGGTCGTCAAACGTTGGCTCTTGTAGTTCTAGTTTAACCTCTCCCTCTATCATAGTTGGTATTTTGTTTTGTTTCTTAGGGTTAGTAGCAAACTTACCATATAAACTATTAAGCATAAGCTTTGCCAGTTGTCTAGCTCCACCAGTACTTTTAGCTTTAACGTCTGCCCAGTAGTCTATATACCCTCTAAATATGTTATCAGTAGCCTTAAACTTATAACCTCCTACATACTCTATATAGTCCACATTATAATGTTTAAATAATAGCTCTAGGTCTACATTTGTAAGTGTTAAGTCTACAATACCTTTGCTGTCAGTCACATACTCAGTAGGCACAAAGCCTAAATTACCTTTTAGCTGTATAGTAGGTATCATATTTGGCTTAATCTTAAAGCTACAGCTTAATTTTTGTATATAAAGTGGGTACTTACTATCATTTTTGTATTTACCCTCAAAGCGTTTAGGCAAGCCATAAGGCAAGCTACCCATATTACCATACATAACACTAGGGTATAAGCTATTTACGTCAAAACTTATACCACTAAGCTCTTTATTTTGGTATCGTGGGTTTACCATAGTAAAGCCACCTTTGTACGCTTTTCTAAAATCGTTATCTACCTCTAAGGGTAGTACTGGGTATAAATACTTAAAAGCTTTTTTACCACCTATTTCTAGTTTAAAATTACTAAGGGCGTCACTGCCTATTGTCATTTTTTCTAAGCCCTTTGTATGTTGCATATACAAAGCCTTAGCAACTATTACACAATCATTTGTGATATACTCTATTTCATCAGGTGTTAATTCATACCCCACAGGTCTATATTTGTCATAATCAATTATGCCTTTAGTTTCCTCTAACTTAAAGGCTTTAGCAATATTACTTACTTTTAGAGGTATTTTTTTCAAACTATCATAAATAGTAGTCCTTACATAT